TCACAATCTATCGTCCCCGCTCGCCTCGTAATTTACATCCGATAGTAATACCTCCAGATTCAACGTTGTCACAAATCCACTGCTGCCCAGGCTGTGTGTCACCTTGCTGATAATCCAGGGCTGCGCGTCGATCACGGATTTAAAACCGGACACCGCCACCGGCGTCTCAGGGAATAAATCAGCCCTCCCGCGAGCCAGGGAGATCGAGAACTCTGCGACACCGCGCTGGAGTTTGTCCCATTTCGCCTGCGCTGCCCGCATGGCGGCCTTTTGCGTGGCGTAGATTGTGGTCAGGACAAACACGTTTTCATCACTCCCCGCCAGGTAATCACCTTCATTGGCCTCCGGCGGTTTCGCCACCTTTGCGCTGACCTTTTTCGCATTGGGATGCTGCACGCTGCTCAAAGATTGTGATTTCTTTTTCCGCTGCACCTTCACCTTTTTAGGCTTCGGATCTTTGGTGTGAAGCCAGCTTGCCGACACGCCGGTATAAGCCCCGCGATCGGCAATGTTGAACGTGTGCCCGTCGCCGTCGCTGCGCACGATGGTCATCTGCGGGATAGGCTTACCGCTGGCGGTCTTTGCCGCCCCAGGCTTGATGAACAGCAAACTGCCCGCCTTGATGGCGACAACCGCGCCGTTCAGCTCGGCCAGGCGGGTAATAAACTTCGCGTCGGTTTCCTGGGTCTGGTCGATGTGCGACACCTTCACGCCCCTGAACGGCTCGGCCACCGCGGGCTTGAGGTTATTGCGTGCCGCCACGGCGGACACCACGGCCTCCAGCGTCGTGTCGTGGTAAGAGTTATCACGGCGAGAATTCAGGCTGCCGCGATAGTCTGCGCTGCGGGCGCGAATGGTCAGCGTGTCCGGGACGCCCCGGTGTTCCACTTCATCCACGGTAAAATCGCCCTTGTTCGTCAGCGCCTTCCCCTTCCAGCCGAGCGCGATGTTTATCACGGCACCGCGCGGCGGCATCTCCAGCTGGCCGTCGGTGTCGCTCAGCTCGATGTCGAGCTGGTCAGCCTCAAAGCCCCGGTTATCCGTGAGCGTCAGCGAAATCAGCCGGTTGCTCACGTCCTGGGTGATGTCCTTCCCGGCCACGGTCACGGAGAAGTCCGGCGCAAACTGCGCACCGGCTCCGATGGTCATGTCCGTAATCACAGCAAGCCTCCCAGCTGGCCGGTTAAACCGCCCGCCTGATCCAGCAGTCCGTCGGCCTGGGCTTTCATGTCGCCGAACATTGCCGCCAGTGATTCATCAACGCGGGTGAGTGTCAGCGTGAACTCTATCTTTCGCGGCGCGCCGTTAGAGAAAAATTCCGTGTGGGTTTCGCTGACGCTGTTTACCACGAACATCCCGTAAATGCTGCCGCTGCCCTCCAGCAGAGGCCACGCCTTACCTTCATCGGCCATCAGGTTCAGTGCCAACAACGACAACTTGCCGCCGGTGATTTCCGGCATCAGCACGCCGGACAGGGTGATTTTTTCCTCATTCACGCCGAGGAACTGCGGCAGCGGGCGCAGGCCGACGCGGTTATTCACCGGCCAGCGGTAATCAACGTCGCGCTGCAAACTCTGATAGGGGACGGTCTGCAACTGAAAAACAAACAGTCCGAGCGTTAACATCATGCGGATATCTCCTTAATCGTGATCCATGCGGGAACGTTGTTGCGCGGCGCGTGCGCGGTCACGGGCTTCCAGCTCGGCGCGGATTTGGCGGCTGTTATCCTGCCCACCCAAACCGGCACCGGCGGCAATCTGATAATGGTGCGTACTCCTGTCGACATAGCTACGCCCGCCGCCTGCTGACACGGGGGCATAGCTGCCACCCATGAAAACATCCGCCGGAGGCGCAAAGGGATTCGGATTGCCTAATGGGTTATTCTCTGGGGCGTTATTTGCGCCGGATTTTGCGCGTCCGTCCGCTTTTGCGGCGTTTTTATCAATGTCCGCCGATTCATCTTTAATGATGCCGAGCTTTTCCAACAGCCAGTCCACGCCCTGACGCAGCTTATTGAATGCCTTCAACGGTGCGTTCAGCGCATCGGCGATGGCCTGCCCGAACCTTACGCCGACGTCCTTACAGTTATTCAGCGTTTCCTGAGTGGATTTCACCGGCTCGATCAGGTCTTTGAACCACTGCCAAACCATTTTCAGCTTTTCGCCTAACCAGTCAAAGACCGGTTTTAGCGGCGCAAAGAGTTGTGCAATGGGCGCAAAGGCAATGCCTAAGCCTTCCACCACACCGGCAAAGAAGGCGCTGATCGGTTCCCAATACTTACGAATAAGTAACGCTGCGGCGACGATAGCAACACCGACGGCAACCACCGGCCAGGTTATCGCGCCGATGGCGGCAACAATGGCACTGCCCGCGATACTGAACCCCGCACTCAAAAATCCTGCACCCGCGATCAGCGCGTTGATACCGGTCATCACCGGCCAGACCACCAGCCCGACGGCACCCAGCACGGCAACCAGCCCCGCAACACCCCCGGCGACAGTCACCAGGTTTGTCGCAAGCTTAGGGTTAGCGCTTACCCAAACGTTGAGCTTATCCAGCCATGCGGTAGCCGTTTGCGTGAGCTTGCGCAGCTGACCATCCATTTCTTTAAACGCGGTAAAGCGCAGCCGGGCAAAGCTGCCTTGCAGGCGCGCAACGTCGCCGGTTAAATTATCCCGCAGCGTATCGCCCATTTTCTCAGCCGCGCCGCTAACATCCCCGAGACGATCCTTAGTTCCCGCCAGCGCGCCGAGAAATGCGGGGATTTGGTCGATAGATAAATCCTCAATCGGCGTCCCAAACAGCGCGATGGCCGCATTTGCCCGCGCCGCCGGGTCTTTAATGGATAACAACCCTTTGGCCGTTTTTTGCATCGCCGTCCGCGCCCCGGCGCCGCCTTTCGCGATTGCCCGTGACATTTTTCCGGCATTCAGCCCGATTTCCTCATAAGCCGACACGCTGGCTTTTGACATATCAGAGCCGCGAATGCTGAACTCTTTAATCGCATCGCCGGTTTTATCAAGGGCGAACTTCCCCTGTTTCGACATATCGATCAGCAGAGACATCGCCTCAGCGCCGCTAAATCCGAGGTTGCGAAAGTGCGTGGAATACTCGTGCAGGATTTCCGGCATCTCTCCGCGCATTTGTGCAGAGACGCGCTGCATCCCGGCGGTGATCAGATCCAGCGCCTCGTCACTGCTGCCCGCAAGCCCGTTTTTCATCATGATGGCGGCTATCTGGATGCTTTCAGCGGTTTCACCGCCAAAGGCCGTTTGCATATCCAGCGCCTTACGGGTGATGCGCTCCAACTCTGCGGAGCCTACATCCCCCATGGTGCCAAGGGTGCTGCGAACCGCAGACACGGCTTCGGTGATTTTTTCAATATCTTCACTGACGCCCGAACTGTTAATGCGCTGAATAACCTGGGTGTAATCGCCACCCTTCGCCGAGCTTTCACCCTGACGGGCGGCAATCAGCGCGCCGCTGTGCTGGCTTTGAACTTCGGGTGCCATCAACCGACTACCGGCATACAGGGCAGCCGTTCCCACGCCCAGCGCCGCCGCGCCGCCGTTGCGTACGCCTGCTGCCGCCGCCTTGCCGCGCTCATAACGGGCGCTGACCGCGTTCAGCCTGGCCTGCTGCGCGCTGACGCGTGCCAGAGATCCCCGCTGCTGGTTGAGCTGGGCGGTGGTTTGGCTGATGGAGGCTTTCAGTCGGCGCTCAGATTCGGACAGGTTGCGCGTGCTGATCCCGGCCTCGGACAGTTCGGCACGCTGACGCTGCACCGACTGCCGCAGGCCGTTGAATTTGGTCTGCAACTCTGCGGCGGTGCGCTTCGCTGACTCCATGGCCTGCGTCTGCGCACGGGTCGGGTTCGCGGTGTTCCTGAACTGGATCGCCAGCGCCGCCGCCTCGGCTTTGGCCTCTTTTAGCTTCTGGCTGGTGACGGCCATCTGGGCGCTGGATTTCCTGAATCCCTCAATCTTCCCGGCCTGGGCATTCAGGTCTTTGAGGGTGGCCTGCGAGCCGAGGATATCGTTAGACAGGGATTTGCTGGCATTTTGAACGGCTTTAAACGGGCGGGTCGCCTGGTCAACCGCCTTTAACAGCACCTCTAATTTTAAATTACTCACTGTCGGCTCCGCTGCGCTGCATGGCCTTATGACGCCACACCAGCAGCTCGGTCAGGGTCATGGGGTACATTTCTGACGGCGGCCAGTGAAAAATCACCGCGACGTCCGCCATCAGATCGTCCACTTGCAGGTGTGGGGGTATTTTTACAGTTCCGATTTCGGCGACAAAAAACCGATCACCTTGCCCGCCAGCGCAATCAGGTCGGGCAGATTGAGGGTTTTGCATTCCTGCGTGGTCAGATTCGGGAAGGTGATGCGCGGCAGAATGACGGTCAGCGCGTCAACGTCGGCGTTCGCCAGGGAGGCGAGACTAATCCCGCGCAGGTGTCCGGCGTTCGGCTTGATGATTTCAACCTGGCTGATTTCAGTCTCGCCGCGCTTAATCGGTTCTTCCAGGATAACGATGTTTTCATTGTGTTCTGACATAGCGGTGTCTCTCATTCAAAAGGAAAAGTGAGCGCCGCCGGGCGGCGCTGGTTAAGGATTACAGGCCGATGTTTTTACGGTGCTGCGCCACGCGGTCAACGCCGCCGACGATTTCCACCATGTTCACGGTATCGACTTCAATCATGTCTTTGCCGTCGATCGTGAGCTTGAAATAGGTGCACTGGGTGGTGACTTTGGTTTCCGTGTCTTCACCCTGTTTGTACTCGCCAAAATCCATTTCTTTATGGCGTCCGCGCATGGTGACTTCCACGGCGGAGGTTTCGCCGGTGTCGTCACGCTGGAAGGAACCGGCGAAGCGCAACGGCACGGCATCGACCGCGCCCCACTGCTTAAGCACCAATTCATCCAGGCCGCCCACCGTCCATTCAAAGGTCAGCGCGTCGTCGTCCAGGCCGAAATCAATGGAGGCGGAACCGGTCATGCCGCCGCCGCGATAGTTCTCCAGCTTGCGGGTGAGCTTTGGCAGCGTCAGCACGCTGACCATGCCGAGGTAGCTGTTCCCGTCGTTAAACAGGTTCAGGTATTTCAGTTTTTTAGGCAGTGCCATTTTTTAAGCGCCTCTTAGCTGTTAACGGACGTGGCGAACGTCGCCAGGTACTGATCGGTGATGCGCTGACGCAGGGTTAAATCTTCCAGCGGCGGCACCGGCGTATAGTCGTAATCAATGAACAGCTTGCCCGCTTTCAGCGTTTCGACGGTGTTCGCTTCGGGGTCATACCAGCAGTTACCGTCAATGATCAGACCGGCGGTCTTCATCTCGCGCAGTTTGGCGTTGATGCCCGCAATCATGTCTTTGATTAGCGTCGGGGTAACGGGTTTATCCACCGCCCACAGATGCCCCTCCGCCATGGTGTCCGCCAGCACCTGCGCGGTTCGGGTGTAGTTCTCAAACAGGAAAAGCGGATCGTCAGAGCAGGTGCGCTGCCCCCAGAACTTAAAGCCGTCTTTGCGGATAAGCGTGGTGACGCACGCCTGGTTCAGCAGATCGGCGTCGGTGCCGGTAGTTTGCAAATCCCAGTAGACGCTGGCAGACAGGCCGGTGACGCCGTTGATGCCGACGTTTGACAGGGTTTTATGCCAGCCGGTTTCGGCGTCGATTTTGGCACGCAGGCCGAGGGCGTAGGCGGTGGCGGGCGCGATGTCGCTGGCGTTCGTGGTGGTGTTCCAGGCGACGAAATCCGGCCAGACAACCATCAGCTCACGCTGGCTGAAATTCTCGCGGTACTTGATGGCATCGGAAACGGTTTTGCAGCCGTATGCGCTGACGTAGCCAAAGGCGCGCAGTTGCTGACAGACGGCACCGAGCGCCGTCGCGACGTCCAGATTATCCAGCCCCGGCACGCCGAGAATGCGCGGCTTCACGCCGAGTTCGGTTTGGGCAGA